CCGTACATTAACAACTTTATGTTAAAGCAAACGAATATTGAACTTCTTGTTAATAGTTCAAACAAAAGCACGCCCTTTGTCGTGCCAGCTTTTATGGAAGCTGTGACCATATTGGATTCGTCTGTAAAGGACCTTCCAGTCATCATAGATGTACTGGAGGAATTAGTCTTTTTGAAGAATGGGACGATTCCAAAGTTGATTAAGATCGTTGATGTCATGTACCAGTGTTTGCGCTTGCATGGCTATGATCTTTCTAATAATTCTCGCGAATTAAAGCGATACACTAGGAGTTATTACAAAACCTTTCTTGAATTTGCCCTGTATGTTTTTGTATATGGTAATGATTCTTGGGTGGGACTTCTTAAGTGGAAACTATCAGCTTTTTTTGCGGCCGTTCATGACGATGTTATTCCAACACCGCCTAACGATTGTATAGTCTTTAAAAATCCACGTAGATTGTTTAATGGTCACCCTCAAAAGTTTTTGAGGATGAAGGTTTTGAACGATCAACGATGGTTAGATTTATTTTCGAATAGTGTGTTGCATGGCATCAAGAGAGCTGCGCCGACCGTATCTGACGATCTGTTAGATGCCGCGAAGATGGAAACTTTTACTCTACTCACTACACCGCCACCTATGTGGGATGTTAATGGAGTTCTCAAGGAAATCAATGATATTGAGCTTATTAGAGAATTTTGTTATATTCCGTTCATGGATGTTAAGTGTAGTTATAAACACAAAATCGATCGAGATGTGATCTCTACAGAAGTTAGGAGAACAGTTCGTGAAGTCTTTAAGGGAAAGAAATTTTCTTTAGATATGCTTCTCGGACCACGTGTTCCCTCATCTGCTGCAAATCACACCTATTCACGATCGTCCTTTGGGTCTTACCCTGAATATTATTCAGTAAAAGAGAAGAGTGAATCGGAAATTTTTGAGGCAGCTAAGTTAATGATGCAACTTTGTAACGAAAGAAATGAAGAATGTAGTCTTGACGAGGCAGCGGCGGTTTTAGGATTCTATTCTGGAAAAGAGTTAACCCCTTTCGAACTTAAAGAGGGGACCTTCTCGAAGTACAGATCAGACGAATTCGGAATCGAAATGCGAAAAGATCAAGAAGAAAATAGAGACCTATGTAAAAATGGTCTTTATCTGGAACTTGATCCTAGTAGAATTCGACAACGACATGAACAGATCAATGAAATTATGTTTGAGGAAGCACTCACGGAGGCACCCCGTACACGGGTTGTTGCTTTACCAGAATCTTTGAAGGTACGCTGCATAACAGCTGGACCTGCCAAGACGTATTATGTGTTGCAACCGATACAGAAGTTTCTATGGAATACTCTGAAAGATCATCCAACATTCCGATTGGTTGGTGAATCGTTAACCGAGGACATTGTCCGAGAACTTTTTGCTAACTATGACGAGACCATGAGATTCCTTTCGGGAGACTATAAAAAGTCGACTGATAATCTTCTCTCTTATTTCTCTGAGATAGCACTGGACGAATTTTTTTCGGTGGTTGATTTTGAAGGGATGGATGGGTTCTATGAAAGGGGGTTGCGACATTTGATGTTGAAAGCGTTGACACGCCATCATATCGAGCATCCTCTGACTGGTGAGTTTTTTGAACAAAAACACGGCCAGTTAATGGGATCTGTTATCTCGTTTCCATTTCTATGTCTATTGAATGCTGCGGTTTGCAGGATGGCTTTAGAACTAGACATGGGGACATTTGGACACAAATTGAGAAAGTTACCGTTTCTTGTGAACGGCGATGATTGTATCTTGATGGGTTCAACTAATCTTATGAAACTATGGGAAACTATTATACAATGTGTAGGTCTTTCTTCTTCAGTGGGGAAAACTTACTTTTCAAAGAGAATAATCGTTATGAACAGCATGCTGTTTATCGATTATGAGAAGAATGGGAATTGGGAGAAAATACCTCACATTAATATGGGGTTAATGCACCTACAGAACAAATCTGGTCCTTGTGCAGAACTTGACTCTCAACTTTCTGGAGTTCACGAGAAATTGTTGGAATTCAGCGGTCCGTTACTTAGAAGACGGGTTCACGATGAATTTGTAAGAACTCATTACGAGAGGATTGCTCTTGCTAATGTCCCCCCCTTCATGCCTTTATGGGCTGGAGGACTTGGGTTATTTAAACCTGACATGAGCGAACGAGAGAAGTCTAATCCAAATGGTGCGATTTACAATGATTTACGAGCCTTAAGTACAAGAATTTCGAAAAATGAAAAATTCTCTTCACCTCCTAAGGGTACAGAGTGGTTAACACATAAGTTAGCCATGCAGACCCTTCGGGACAGTGGAATGGAGTCACTAGTGACAGAATGTTACTTTGAAGAAATTCAGGGTTTCGGTGTACTCGATCAACCAAAGAAGGTCGGGGATGCTTATTCTTACCTAGTCTATTCTGCTTTGTTAAACGATTTCGATTCCATACGGAATAAAATTAACCCAAAAAAATATTTGGCTTTCGAAAAAGTTTGGTGGATTAAACAAAGGAATTCTTGGAATGCTGCTTTACGATGTGCATATGGTTCTTTGAAAGACTACGAGTCTATTTTTATAAGACCAAATAAGCCAAATTTTGCGGTTGTCTTAAAGTAAACAACTAACAGCGCCCTTCGGGAAGAGGAGGAATTGCATGATCGACGAAGATTAGGGGGGGATATTGTAATAGACACTATGAGACTGGACATCTTGTAGTCATTCGTGAACTATCTCCTATAGGAAATATGTGGAAACTGAGTCAACGAAAGGGACTTTAATGATGCTATCAGCTGGTAGCTAGTTAATTTCTAACGAACAGCACACGTCAACATATTTTCAGTAACTTAATCAGGACCGGTTTTAATGGTTCCGTACCTGACTGTAAGTCAATCAGTCATTGAAGTCTTTATGGCTTCTTTGAAGAAAGATTGCCCCAGTATGCCCTGGGTTACCAAAGGCGTTCTCATCGTTTTATGCACAACTATGCGCTACAGGTCATGGATAGCCTGCAGCATTACTGCCATGTAAAAGTGGAATCAGTTTTGCTGTATTGAAGTATTCTGTATCAAATCACATAGGAAAAGCACTGTAAACTCCTTAGTCGGACACTAATAACTGGTCTTTGGGATGTTGTATGGTTTTTGGAATGGCCACACAATATGTCAGAGATGCGTTATTAATTTAAGAAGTAAGGAATTTAATCACTTTAACCTATGTACTTGAAGCAAAAACACAGTTGTAGTTCAACGATTTGAG